CTTTGCCGGTAGCGACCGTAATGAATTTGAACTCTTGGGGAGCCATGCTCCGAATTGAGTCCATGGTATCCAGCATAGTGAAGAGGGCATCGACCTCCCCACCGTAGGAGTTGATGTTAATGATGATAGGCCGATACGGGTCCTTCTCGAACTCCTGCATCAGCCTTTCGTGGAAGAGCACCGCAGACTCTTCCGTAATGTCGGTGACCCAGATATCTCTCAGTTCGGGCTTAAACAAACTGGCTGCGTCATCCATGTTAATTGTCTTTTTAAACAATTATTTACCCTCCCACCAATACCTCAATTGTATCGGGGGAGGGTATGGAAAACAATAGGCTGAGTTAATCTCTCAGCTTCTTCTTGATGTACTCTTTCCAGGCGGGGACGCCGATGAACTCAAGTCGGCCCTCGGCTACGACTTTCCAACCGGGGCGAAGCTCTAGGACGCCGCTTTCACGGTCGTTGGGATGGGTAGCTCCAGCGACGGGCTTCCAGTCAGCAGGTTTACGCCCGTAATTAGTGCCGTTGTTAAGTAGAGTAGACATGCGGTAGACCGCTGGACTTCCATCTGCATCCAGGTAAAACTTCCGGCAGAACTTGCAGAGGGCTGCGTCGTTGACTGGAATTCTGAATACATACACTTCCTCTAAGTCCTTGTCTCGGTTCTGCATGACCACTCGGTCTACACTGCCGATACCCATGGCGTTGGCCGTCTCGGTGACGGCAACACGGTTCCAATCTCTTGTGGCGTCTCCTGAGTAGTCTCGAAGAGATTGCTTGAGGCCTCCTACAGACGACTGCATGACTAGTTTGTCCATTTCTTCTGGACGTTCTAGGTTCTGGAGAGCGTTGTTTCTGTAGGTTAGGTTGTAGTCCCGGATGATGCCTTCCATGCTCGCTTGCGTGGAGGTCTTGAGCTTCTCAACAGCTTGAACGAAGTTCTGATTGATGTGTTCTTCGGCTGCCTCGTGGCCCTCTCCAGTCGGCTTACCCTTCTGCTGGGCCAGCATATCGTCGATTGAGGTCGGTCCCGTCGTGCTAATTAAGTCATTGAGAACGTTGTTGTAGTAGACGAGACTCAGCAGCGAGTCCTTGTCCTCTACATCGAGTCCCAGGTCTTTGAGGCGGCGCAGTTCGTCGTCCGAGAAGACTCTAGTCCCGACCACGTTGATGAGGAGGGCCTTGTAGTTCTTGTCGATGATTTTGCGAATCTTATCGAGAGCTTTCTTGGAAATCATCATGGTTATTCTACCTCTTCGTCAATAACCTGATTGATCTCCTTGAGCATTTTGGAAAACATGGCCTCATGCTCAACCATCAGCTTCTCGTAAACGTCCCGAGCGGCAGGCTGAAGGAACGTCTGCTTATGCTGAGCGCCGTCCTCGTGATGAGTTAAAGCCTTAACCAGGAGTTCCCTGGCATCGGCTTCTGACTCATGCGGGTCTAAGATGATGCGTACCGTGGCCATTACTTCTCCAGTCGGTAATACTCAATGCGGAGAGGTTTGGACTTCTTGAAGAACGACTTCTTGACCGCTTTCGGCTTGGGCTTGGCCTTTTCCTGAGCGATTTTATGCTCATGGTCAACCATCTTGCCTTCGAGGGACCTCATGTGGTCGTTCTCTTTGCCAGCTTCTTCGGCTTCCCAGTTCTTTTGGTCGCCTTCAGCGTTCTCGCCGCCCATGCCTTCGGCCCCAGCTTGAGCCATGGCCATGTCAGCCTGCTGCTGCATCAACTTCTGGCCTTCTTCGCTCATGGTCGAATACCACTGGAAGTAGACAGGGTTGAGTACAAGGTGGTCGGCTCCAGGAATCGGCGGGAGGCCGTCTTCGGCGCGGACTTCGTTGAGAGTCTTCTTCCATTGCACTTCCTCTTTCTGGCGTGCAATGCGAGCCATGTCTGACTCGTCTTCGAGGCCGACCCATTCCATAACGTAATCAGGGTCAATACACTCGACGATGTTCTTATTGATGTAGTCCGCGAGGAACTTCATCAATGGAACGAAGCCTTTATCCTTCGAGTTGGCCAGCTTCTCTTTGGTGTTGTCGCCAGAGATACCGCCGCCACGGCCTTCGTCTTTGATGCCGTAGCCAATTTCGGAGGGGTCAATCTGGTAAATAGCGCAAATCATTCGGATGAGGTAGTTCAACCACATCGTAAATTCCATCTCACTGTGCGACTGAGTGAGCGGAATCCATTCAACTTCGTCCATGCCCGCCATGATGGGCGTCTGGAAGCTGTTTCGGTTGCCCTTAACCATGTGGTTCCAGTTACGGCGCAGTTCTTCAAGCTTTGCACGGTTCAAGTTGGCCTTGATGTGCAAGATGCCTTTGGCGCTGAAGCCTTGCTGGAAGTAGGACCGGTTGTAAAACTCGGTCTGAAGGTGCGAGGTGACCAAGGCCACAAGCATCTCAAGTTCGGAGATGCTGTAACCGTTGACATAAATATCGGAGGTCGGGTTACGCATCCCGACCCTAAGTTCTTCCTCAGTGAAAGCACGGACAATTTTGCCGCGAACGAGCTGAACGAACTTGTACTCATTCTTCTCAAGGCGTTGCTCGTCTAGCTCAAGAGCGTCCCGCTCTTCCAGGGCCTTCAGCTCTTCCTCTGGGTAGAGGATATCAGCCGTCAGGTCCATGTCCCTGTTCTTGTACTTGGACAGCTCCGGGGAAGCGTAGCGGATAGTTGAACCGTCAACCGGCTGGAAGTGGTGCATGTTCATGCGACCATTCATCTCAGCAGCCTCTTTAGGCACCCGCTCAGTCGCAATCTGGTCGTACACCATCGAGTCCCAGACGATGGCCCGGATGTATGAATCGAAGGTCCAACGCTTGGACTCAAAAGGACGATTCTCTTCCTCGCCGCACTTCAGCAGGAACTCTACGATTTGTTGCTTCTTCTCACGGGTCCGCTTGTCTAGTTCGGCGCGGGCTTGGCGAGTCATTTCCTCGTCGGTCAAGGGCTGAGCGGCTGGGTCAGGGCCTTGTGCCCCGGCAGCCATCTGCTCCATGTCATCGACTTCAAACTCTTGAGGCTCTTCGCCACCCTCAGCGCCTTCTTCTTTGGGCGGAGGAAAGGCCTTACCAAACCCATTTTGGGGCTGTTCGGCCCCAGTTTGGGGTTCTTGGCCCGGCTGACCCTGTTGTGGGTCAGCAGCGGGGTCCTGACCCGGTTTTGGGGCCTCGGTAGTACCAAAGAGTTCTTCTTTGATTTTATCTAGTTCGGCCTGTTCGTGACGGAGCTTGATTCGGAAACCGGGCTTGTTGCCTTCCGGCACGTACTCAGAGTATGACGCTGACTGGTTCTGTCTTGTACGTACAATTGCCGAGATGATGGACGACTTAATCGCCATCTGACGCTGATATTCATAGGATAGGGACCCGGCCTTCTCTTGGAAGCCTTGGGAGCCCATAGCAAACGAACGGTCACGGGTAACAGCTTTACCAAAGTTGAAGTCCGCTTCCGCAGCTTGGCGGTCGGCGGCAATAGAATTCTTGGCCTTGTGAATCTGGGCATCAAGGATTGAGGAGCCCGCTTCAAGGATTTTCTCAAAAATACCGGGCTTTTTATCGTCGGCCATGATATCCCACCTTATTTATTCGCGATGATGATATCTACGTTGGCTACGTCTCCGGAGGCGTTCGAGACAGTTAGTCCGGTGACAGACCCTTTGGTGTAGTAGACCCAGGTCTTCTTGCCGTTGGCCCGTGGCTTGAGGGTCAGCGCAGTAGCCCATCCATTGAGCTTAATTGAGATTTCCCTGTCGGCTAGGATGACGAGATAGTCCGTAGGGTTCGGTACCACAATCGAGAGGTCTGTGGTCGCGTTCGCAATCTGGTAGTTGTTCCGAATAAGACCTTTGATTTCAGTCTCTTGGGTCTTATTGTACGCCTTAATTGCGTCTTTCGGGTCATTCGTAGGAGAACCTTCGTAGCCTAGAAGGTCCAGAATAATATCAAGATTTTTCATTATTTATCCCCGGTGCATACATAGAACAGCCATTTAAATTATATCATCGACTTTAGAAAATGAAATTGCCCTGGTCAGATCCTGGAAGTCCTTGTTCTTCTTCCATTTCACTGATCCTTCGCCACTTGCCAGTTGTGGGGTCTTTCGCCCACTCTTTGCTGTTGTCAATTACCCCTTGGAAGCCTTGGTAATTGCCCAGTAATTCAACTGGAGGGGCGGTAAATGCACGGCCTTGAGCATCCACTCTTACGCCGTGATCGTTGACGATAGAAACCTCGCCGTATTGGACCTGAACTACCCCTGCCTTTTCCATGACTCGGAAGGCCGCGACGGCGGTGGCGTCAGACAAGTCGTCTGAGCCGCCTTGAGGGTGACCAATGCGGATCTGGCCGGAGGCCGTCTGCTCTACGACAAGCTCCTTGATCTCCTTGTGGAGGAGGGGAATGTCGAGGAGGTCGAACTGCTGGTTGTGGATCAACCGCTTCAGGCCGAAGTAGATCTTCCGTTTATAGGGAAGGGTGAAGGTGTTCTCGACCAAGTTGATGCCGTACTGGAGGAATAGCTCTCGCAAAGGCTGGAACGAGTACTGGTCACCAGCGATCTCGTTAAGGCCGTACTGCCTACAGATGGTCCTGATGTAGGCTGCGACCTCAGAGACTTGGACTGGCTTCTTCTTGGTTCCTTCCCAGTACTTACAGACGTATTGAGTGACGCGCTTCTCGTTGTAGCCGACGACCGAGAAGGCGAATCGGTCACCTTTGAAGGCGGCGTCGATGGCACCGGAGTAGATGGTGTGTCGGTCATCCGAGGGCGGCTGGAATGAGATACCTTTGGTAATACAGAGGTCTACGAACTCCGGGAGGATGAAGTTCGAGATAGAATCGACGAAGTTGGCT